TCCATACACCCAGTGCATAGCAGGATGCATTCGGACGTTTTTCATTATTTTTCTAGCTTGCCTTAGTTTCATATCATTTATACATTAAACCCCATTTTTTTATAATCTTCCGGAAACTCTTCTTTGATCATACTCAATAGTTTTCCAGCACATTCATATTGTTCATTTTTCATGCAAATATTATAGCTTTGTACTATAAAATTTAAACGAATAGGCTTCAAATTATTATCCAACTCCTTGCATCGTTTATTAATTGCAAATTGTTGCTTCTGTTGATCAAATAAGACTTTCATGACAACAAAAAAAGCCACCAATGAAGCAACAGATATTACTAACGATATAATCAATAATACAATCATAATATCTTTTCAATTTTAATTATTAACCAATTCAACAAAACAGCAAGGCAACCAAAAAGATTTACCATTATACAAAACGCATATCTCATTAGTAGAAAAGTCAACAGATATGATTTCCAACATATTATAATTTATGATAGCCAACATACCTGCACCCCATTCAGTATTTTCAAATTCGCTTATTTTCATATGTATATTTAATTTTATTCATCTGATTCCCATTCAACATTAACAACAGCTTTAACACGGCCTAAACCATTACAAAAAAGACACTTTGTAGATTTAAACTCATCTCGTCCTTGTTGATCTATAAACTCCTTTCTACCATTGCAATTAGGACAAACAAAACCACATAATTCAAATTTCTCTTTTTTTTGTAAATACTCAGGAGGAGTAATTACTACGATTGACTTTTTGCTACTCATTGTCTGCCGTTTATTATTTTTTTATCCCTATTACCTTTGGCTGCATTACATTTCGCGCATAACGCTTGCCAGTTTGACTCATCCCAAAAGTCATGGATGGCTATAGGGATGATATGATCCACCACCTCAGAAGGCACATACAGCCCTTTTTTCAAACATTCTTCACACAGAGGATGGGACTCTCTAAATGCCCTGCTTTCCTTCGTCCACCGCCACGAATGGTAGCGATCATCCGATCTACTACGCTCATATTTTGACCGATTATGCGCTGTTCGCTGGACACCATATAGGCGGACTCTTTTTTTCGTTGGTTTATTTGCCATATCTTTTTAGATTAAAATGGGCACGGAATATCATAATCCGTAAACCTCGTTAATGTCTTGTTATGATGAAATTTAACATCTCCTGTACGACCATCTCTATTCTTCGCAACTCGCACAATCCCCATCCCCTGCTCCTCGCTACGATCATAGTATGCCGGTCTATGGAGCATCAGCACTATATCCGCATCCTGCTCAATACTTCCTGATTCTCTCAGATCGGACAATATTGGCGTTTTATCCTGTCTTTCTTCACATTTTCTCGAAAGCTGTGAAAGCAGGACGACAGGCACATTTAAGCTCTTAGCCATTCCTTTTGCAAACTTCGTTGTCTCAGCAACTTCCTGTTCTCTGGAATAATTCCTGTTTTCCGACTTGATCCTTACAAGTTGGAGGTAATCTATAATCACAAGCTCGCATTTACCTTTACGCTGGAGATTTTTCGCGACGGAACTAATCTGTTGGATTTGGAGGCCAGATGTATCGTCTACCGTTATCGGCAGCTCACCCAAGCAATCAACTGATTGAGATAGATTAGCCTCCTCTGTATCGGTCAATGCCCCTTTTCTAAAAGCTGCGGCATTAAAATCACCGTGTGCTATTAGCATCCTATCCGACAAACTTACTCCTGACATCTCCAAAGAAAAGATAACCGTAGGATGGCCAGACATGGCAGCCGTCCTCGCTATGTTTAAGGCAAAAGCCGTCTTACCCATTGCAGGACGAGCCGCTAAAATGACAAGCTGACCACCTTTTAAGCCAAGCAGAGTATTGTCCAACTTATCTATTCCGGTCAAAATACCCGTTTTCCTGCCATCTAACAAATTTTCTTTGCGTCTCTCGTACATTGACATACTTTCGTGAGAAAGTGTTCTCAAATCGGCTGTATTCGTTCCAACCGTCATTCCTCGTGCTATATTTTCGAGCATCTTGATGCCGGAATAAGTCGTATCTTCGATATCCAAGGTCCTATCAAGGGCCATAGCCATAATTTTATGGCCTGAAAGTATAAGCTGACGAGCCATGTATAACTCCTTAAGATATAGCGCATGAGCCAACAAATTAGTTGTCATTGCCACCTTGCTAGTCAATTGGGCTATGTAGAATGGTCCTCCTATTTCGTCCAATTTGCCCATTTTCGACAGCTTAGATACGACCAACATCATATCGACAACATCTCCATCCTTTGCCACCTGGTCTATAGCATCATATACTGCCGCATTCGCTTCATTAAAGAAAACATCCTTTGTCAATACGGAAGAAACGGCATTGATAGCAGTAGATTCGATCAGCAACATCCCAAGAACAACTGATTCGACATCCTTATCCGACGGTAGGTTAAAGCTCTTCATACTGACTGCTTCCTGATTGCTGTTTTTTCTCATTTTTCATTCTCCTTTCCCATGTTCTGACGGAAGCCTTCCAATCTTTCATTTTCGACTTACCAACCATCCAGTTCTTCGACTGGTAAAAATCATGAAACCACTCGGCATCTATCCCGTTATTCCGTTCTCTGCAATAAGATTCGATTTCAAAAATAGAAGGAGGGGAGAAGGCTTTGGCCTTCGATTTGGAGGAATCGGAAGATTCCGACTTTTCAAAATTCCCCCTCTCTTTATCTTCTAAACTATCTTTATCATTAGAACTATCTTTGTTACTATAACTAATACAAGAATTAGATACTACGTTAGTAGTAGATAATTCTATTTCTTTTCTTTGTTCAGTATTGTTCGAGCTTTGTTTGAACATTGCTTGAACATTGTTCGAACATTGTTCATTTTTCATGTTCAAAGCTTTCATTCTTCTAGCTTGACCAGACAATTTACCTGCATTCACCCTTCTCTCTCTCTTTTCAAGCATCAATTCCATTCTTTCTCGTAGAGATCGTGAGAAAAAGAACTCATCGTTTTCAATGACAAACAACCCGTATCCCGACACAACTGTCTTTAACTTTGACTCTGACACCTTAAACCGATTTGCCAATGCCGGTATAAGGAGTAGTGACATCTTGTATTCAGGTTGCTGTCTGAGCATTTCCACTAAGCCCCAAAACATCCCGTAACCCTCCATTCCGAGTTGCTCTATCAGCAACATGCATTTGGGGTCACTCATTGCATTCGCATCATGCGAAAAGTATATATTTTCCCTGTTCATAATTATCGACGATTTTTATCCTTCTTCAAGAGGTCAATCACCAGATCAGCATCAAATACAATTTGCCTACCGAACTGTGTATATGCCTTGTCTATTTTTCCGCTATTTTTCACCTTTTGTGCAGTAGCGTTAGAGCAGTTCAACAATTTAGCCAATCCTGATATCCCATATATCAAATTTCTTTTAGGGATTCCAATAGGCTCCACATTCGAGATATTAATTACATTTTTCTTCTGTAAATCAATAAACTCACCTACAGTCAATTGCCATATAGGCGTATCCAAATTATACATCAGACTTCCACCTCCTTATAAGATTCAAAACCACCGTATTTTTCTAAAGCTATTGATCTGATTTTCTTAGCTTTTTCTGAATTAGAAGTATAGTTCAATGACTTACTAACAAAATCTCTCGAAACACTTACCTCCTTTGCAATTTTCTGTTTACTACCAAATGGTGTAATAATTATTGGCAATTTCTTTTTTTCTTCCATATACTTGCATGTTACATTTATATTCTATATTTGCAGTCCTCAAATGACTTTGCAAATATAACTGAATATTTACAACTACAATAGCACATGGTTGTATTTATTCAACCAATTATATATTATTAACAATGAATGATTCAACAGTAAAGGATAGAATCTCGTTATACCTTGAAAACAAAGGAATTAGCGAATATAGATTTGAAAGGGATTTAGACTTATCCAAGGGCTATTTTAATAAAGCAAAAAATCCATCATCAGATGTATTAGTAAAACTAAGTGGTATTTATTCAGATCTTTCAACTGAATGGCTTATACGTGGAGAAGGCCCCATGTTAAAAAAGGAAAGCTCACAGCAGCCAAATGATATTGTACCTGTAAAAAGTGAGGACAAAGGAGTTCCATACTACAACGTCGATTTCGTTGGAGGATTCGATTTGGTGATTAACGATCAGACTACAATACCGGAGTATCTTATAGATTTTCCGAAATACAATGAGGCGACCTGTTGGTGTAACGTAACAGGGCACTCGATGGAGCCAGAGATAACGCATGGTGACATAATAGCCCTGAAGAAGATAGAAGATATATCATTCCTCCCGTATGGTGAAATATACGCCATAGTCACAAAAAATGAAATGCGCACAATCAAAAGAATAGGACCTTCTCAAAATAAAGATTGCTACTCTCTGATTCCAACTAACAAATCACCTGAATATGGCGTACAAGAATTACCGAAAGAAATGGTAAGGATTGTATTCAAAGTACTTGGGTGCATGAAAAGATTATGATAAAATAATCAATATTTCGCCTCATTATCAAAATCGTGAATACACATAGCAATACTCATTAAGTCAGATATACAGTATCGTGTTTTTTCAGCAATATCTGATTCTGAGCACAGTATCTCTTTTGAAATGTACATCAATTCAGATACGAGTTTCTTTAGGCTCGATATATTGAGCACCGACCTTCCAAGATCTGCAAGGTCAAAAATCTGATTTTCAGTAAGACCTGGAAATCTTTCTACAAATTCTTTTTGTTCCATGTTTTTTAGATTTAAAAACTGCTATTATTAGCTGCCTGTTAATTAAACAAGATATAGAGACTTTTTGTTTTAAAATAAAAATTAAATTATACATTTGTCATGATAAACAAATATTATCACATATTTCTTCTTGATAAAGAAAAAGGGAAAGAAGATGCAAAACTACGTCTACGAGTTAGATGGGGTAAAAATATAGTGGCTTTTAATGTAGGATTTCGCGTTGATATTAACAAATGGAGTTTGGAAACGCAACGATGTAAAAACAACACCACACATGGAAAGAAAAAAATACAAGCATCTGTAATCAATAGAGAAATAAACTTATACGAAACTGCCGTTGAAAATATATTTAACAAATTCAACAATGAAAAAAAAACACCTGATAAGGAAGAGTTTAAAGCTCTATTTATTAAAGAAATAAGAGGAATAGATATAGATATTGAAAAACATTCAGATAAAAACATATGGAAGTATATTGATGATTTTACGAAAGAAATAGGGATGAAAAACAATTGGACACAAGCGACATACCAGAAATTTAAAACACTAAAAAATCATCTTATATCATTTAACAACCAATTATCTTTTGAAAAATTAAACGAATCAGGATTAAACAATTTCATGATATTTTTAAGGGATGATGCTAACTTACGTAATAGTTCTATAAAAAAACAAATATCTTTTCTAAAATGGTTCATGAGATGGGCTACATCAAAAGGATATAACAGCATTCGAGATTTCGAATCATTTGCCCCTAAATTAAAGGATACAGAAAAAAAAGTTATCTTTTTAGAATGGGAAGAATTAATGAAAATATATAACTTTTCATTTCCTAAAAACAAAAAATATTTGGAGCGTGTAAGAGATGTTTTTTGCTTCTGCTGCTTTACCTCATTGAGGTATTCGGATGTTGAAAATCTAAAACGACACAATATAATCAATGATACTATATACATAACAACCATCAAAACAGCAGACACAATATCTATTGAGTTAAATGATTACTCAAGAGAAATACTTAATAAATACAAAGATGATTTATATCCAGATAATAAAGCATTACCGGTAATAACAAATCAAAAAATGAATCAATATTTAAAAGAAGTTGGATACATATGTGGAATAGACACCCCTGTAACCATTACATATTATAAAGGCAATAAAAGAATAGATGAAACATTTAAAAAGTACGAATTATTAGGAACACATTGCGGAAGAAGAACCTTTATATGTAATGCCCTAATGATGGGAATACAACCAGAAGTTGTCATGAAATGGACAGGCCACAGTGATTACAAATCAATGAAGCCATATATAGATATAGCTGATTCCGCAAAACATGAGGCAATGAAATTGTTTAACAAACAACAACAAGGTCCCCAAAATAGTGCCTTAAAAACAAAAGCCACTGATAATCAGTAGCCTTTGTGGAGATGGAGAGATTCGAACTCTCGTCCAAACGAGGAATTAATCTGCTTTCTACATGTTTAT